TGCTACCTTTGTACCACCATTGTTTCTAAAATCTATATGTCCTAGGTCATTACCATCAGCAACGATACTGTCAGAAGTAAAGTCAATACCACTGTGCTTGAATGTAACGTTAGCAACTGTGTCTACTGTACCTACGTTGTCAGTGTTCTGTATGAGTAAGTTTCTTGTACCACTAGCACCGATAGTTACCTCAGCAAAGGTAACGTCTGAGTTAGTAGCAACTGCCTGTCCAATCGCAATCGCACCTGATGCGGAGTTATAAGTTACACCTGTACTACCACTAAGGTGCTGTCTAGTCTCTAGAGGACTAGGACCTGTGTAAGTTATAACACCTGTGCTTGCGTCATATGACATAGATCCGTCACCACCTAAGTCGGTGACTGAGACATGTGCTCTTACTTCAGCAGCACTAGGACCTGTGTATGTGAATACACCTGTGCTATTATCATATCCTAAACTACCATCTCCACCACTGTCTGTGACAGATACGGAAGCTCTTGATCTAGCATTAGTAAAGAACTCATTAGTAGATCCTTCTACAACATCGTCAGTTGTAAACTCTGAGAAGTCTACAGATAATGTAAGTGAGTCTGCTACATCATTATATGTTTTATTGATACCAGTACCACCAACAAGTAGAACTGATACTCTGTCATCTACTCTCTCATTAGTAAAGAATAGGTTTGTTGGTGTAGATGTTGCTTCAGCAATATCATCTAGATCTAATGTGATGTCAGCACCACCATTAAATGATACACCGTTTATATTTCTTGCTGTCTGTAATGTTGTTGCTGTAGTTGCGTTACCCACAACTGCTGCTGTTACTTGGTTGAAGACTACATCATCAGATGTACCAACTGCCTGTCCTATGGCAACTGATCCAGACGCGATTGTAACTCCCGTCCCTCCCGAAAAATGTGCTCTAACTTCTGAGGAGCTAGGACCAGTATAGGTAACAACTCCCGTTCCGCTGTCGTAACCGAGGGATCCATCACCGCCAGAGTCCGTGATAGAAATCGCAGATCTCGCTCTAGTGTTTGTGAAGTACACATTTGTGGGTGTACCTGACTCCTGAACGTTGTCTGTAACCAACGTGATGTCTGCTCCACCATCGAAGCTAACGCCTGAGATATCTCTAGCAGTCTGTAAAGTAGTTGCAGTAGTAGCATTTCCTGATAGTGCTCCTGTCACGGTAGTAATAGTAGCAGCATCCATGTAAGCATTTGCCCAACGGATTAGATTGCTACCAAGTTCATATGTTGAATCAGCAGATGGAAAAACATGCTGATTGAATGTCCAAGCATCATTTGTATTTGACCATAGCATGCTATAGTCTGCTGTTCCTTTTAAGATTATACCACCACCATCGGCTGTAGCATCAGTAGGTGAAGCAACTGTACCTAGTTCTAAATTTTTATCATCTACTTGAACGGTAGTAGAATTGACCGTAGTCGTTGTCCCGTTAACTGTCAAGTTACCTGTGACTGTCAAGTCATTAGGCATAGTGACATCATTTGGGAAAGCGAATTGTATATTATCGTCGTCTACACGTGAGCATATAATTTGCTGCGAATTACCTTTGAATGTTATGTCATCTAATACTGAGTAAGATGATGTCAATCTAAATGTAACATCAGGAGATGATGCTGCGATAGCACGGATATCATATTCCGTACCAATGGTTGATCCTCCACCACCAACGTCAAAGTTTCTGACGACACCATCTGTCCCCTTTAACTTCATGGTTAGGACTGTGTTAGAAGTTGCTTCTAATACTACGTCACCATTCTGGTTAGGAGCTATACTGGTTGGGGGTCTGAGTAGGTTATTATCCTGTTCAGGTAATCTACGAATCGTCAGTGACATTACTATTGTTTAACTACTTGTACTATTGGGTATTTAGCGTATACCAATCACGTGCTTCTTCCTCTTTATCGAAGAACATTGTAACTCCATGATCATAGGCAACCCATTTGTCTATGATGTAATCCCAATGTGGGGGTTCTTGGCAGTGTGCAGAGAGATAAGATTTATAGAACTCTGGGTTCTCTCTCATATCTTCCTCAAAGTCCATTTGGGCTGTGAGGCGATCTTCTGGTACTTCAGACATAGCGATAACTGGTGCTAATATATTTAGCACACTTTCCAGAACAAATTTCCAGCTACCGTAACCCTCTCCTTATTTGTTGAGTGGTACGGATACACAGCGTGGTGAGTTGATGCGGGAAACATAAGCACCTCTCCGTTCCACTTCCTGTCTACATTGATCAGTCTGTCCTCTAGTTGGAATCCACCGTCACTAGCAAAGTCTTTTCTTTCCTCCACACCGTATGGTATGTCTACAAAAATGACAAAACTTACCACACCGTGATGGCAATGGTAAGGATTATATTGACCTGGTTTTTGATAGTTTACCCATAGCTCGCGGAGTTCCAGATGATTAGGATTAAACCCTCCTTGATGTGGGCATGTCTGAAAAAAGTATTCCCAAATGTTTTCGGAAGTTTTAATAAGATAGTCTTCCAAACCCTTAACAGGAGTTAGAGATGATTGTTGATTCAAAGCACCAACTAATTTCTCATTATAATTCCAGTCTTCGTCCATTCGTCTCGCTTCGCAAGACTGCTTTAAGTTATTAAAAAGGGTATGAGGGATAGGTTCGTGCCAAACTTTCATCACAAGAATATTGTTCTAGGTAGTTTTCTAACTTGCGTACAAGTTGTACACTACATTTATCTGTTGTACGACACATGTCTAGGAGTTCTAGTATGTCGTTTTCGCGAAATTGCATTAGTCTATGTCCAGTGCGAAAAGCATAGGCAGATCATTACTTCTACCAGCTTCTACGTATGATAGTATTCTAGCACCAGGATAGATTTTGTTTGCTTGTTTCTGGATTTGCTGACGTTGGGGTTTACCTAACGATGGAAAGAAGATCTGAACACGATACATTCTACCACGCCAAACCAACTCGACGTAATAGTACTTACCATACTCATTTAATCTAGCAGCTTCTGTATACATTATGATACAACTACTTGTACCTCTGTACAGTGAACTGTTGATCCACTAGCAGTCTTAGGCATTATAGCATACTTCATTGAGTTACGTACTTCAGCAGTACCAGTTCCAAACGCAGCGAAACCTGAACCATCAGTACCACCGATTGTGAATGTGGTAGGTGTAGCCGCAGTTACCTCGACGTGAGATAGATTGAATGCTCCTGTAGCAGCACCAGATATTGTAACGTAATCTCCTACCTTGATTTGATTATGATTTCCACCTGATCTTTCTATGGTGTACACTACTGGATCAGCAGACGTAGCACCTGTGATACCCATACGTACTGGGCTGTCACCTTTGACGATTACTGTTTCGCCTTTCTCTAGATACAAACTTGAGTTAGTGGCATTGGCAGCTCCACCTAGCTGTATGGCAGCACCGCCCTTTGCGACTTCAGCAGAGAAGCGATAGATACCTGTCTTTACAGATAGTGCTGTACTTTGTGTGTTGGCAGCACTACCGACGGTCACCGTAGGTCCATCCTGCACTACTTTTAATACTGACATGTTAATAATAGTTGGTTCTTACTTATTTATCCTTGGAAGCATTCTTCAACATCTTCTGTAAATCGGCAGTACTGCCTACAAATAAAGCATTGTTGACTGTGGAAGGTCCTTTCTTTTTCTCTTCCTTCACTTCTTTGGTTGTTTTCTGAAGTGCCATTAGTTTATCAGCAACGTCACCGACGTGCTTAATTAACTGTCCAGCTACTTCATATGCTCTGGGGTGATCGCTACCTTGTGCTACATCTAAAGCACCATCGACTGCTTCCTGTCCTTTCTCTATGAGAGAGTATAGGTTTGATCTGGCATACTCATGATCATCAGTTACCTGATCCTCACTGGGTCTGATAGATTTAGTCTTTTTGGGTTTGGGTTCATCGACATCAAATGCCTTTTCCAAACCACCGAAATTGTTATCCATAGAAAGAAGTCATTTCGTTGAATCCGAAGTCGTCATCACCATCTAGTAATGCTGTATCAGCTGCGGATATTATATCTATAACTGATCCACTCGCATGAGCAGACTGTGTGGTAGCATTTTGACCACGCATTACAGTGATAGATGTCTCATCAGGCTTAGTCTTAACTTTCATAACTTCATTGTTAACTTCAATGTAGTCATTGATGTTGAATACAGTTGAGTCTGTAACAGGTAGTGTAGCCACCGACTTGTTGACTTGTGCTGTAATTGTCAGTCCTGCTCCATCGCTGTCCTTATCACGGAGAGCTGTAGGTTCTACTACGTATTGAGCACGACGTTGTGGTATTTTTGGAGTACCAGTATTGTAGTCCACCTTCGCTTTCTTGATTGGTTTGCCTGTGGATGTAGGTCCGAAGATGTATGCTTTCATAGTAAAGTTCGCATCAATCGTAGTTAGTTTACGTTGATCGAAGTTACCTTCATACTCATCAGAATAGTTTAAACTGTTGAGAACTATTGGTACATCACGATACTCATTAATCTCATCAACGATCTTAATCGTGACATTGTATGAGGGTTGAAATATAGGTAGCATCTGCTCTGTTATTTCTAACGCTTCGTCGTTTGTCTTTGATAGTATAGACAAACTAAACTCCAAGTTATATGGTACTGGAGTAAATATCTTTCTTATATTCTGACCATCTTTCTTGACATCAGTTGTAATAGGACTTAACTTCCTACTACCGTCATAAGTTATTCCTACTAACTCAAATGATATTCTAGGTAGAGTGATAGCAACCTTCTTATTGAGATCAGGTTGTCCCTCTAGTCTAGCTAAAAACTTTTGTTTAGGACCATAAGCAAGGGGAACCTTCATCTTCTGAACGGTTGATGCTCCTACTTCTTTCCTAACTTCTATATTATTAAACAAAGTACCGAAAGCGATGACACACTTACGGATGACTTTATTATATGTGTAATTACCTAACATGTTATGTTCCTATTCCAAACGGATTGCCTTCACTGAAGTCGATAATGTCATCAGCGAATGTCTCAAAGGTCACAGACTCAGAGTATTTAGTATCGGTTGTTGCCATTGCGTCATAACTATGTATCGTTATTGTCGCACCGCTTGTATTACCAACAAGTAACTCTCCAATCTGGAAGTCTTCTGTTGGTGACTTTAACTTCAACCAGCCTTCTGATTTATCCCAGTCTGCTATGACAGCAGTACCACCAGTGGTTCCTCCAGTTACGGATTCACCATCAGTGAAGTTACCAGTTAAGCCAGCTGGGACTGACTCAATGACAAAACCAGCAGTAGTATATCCACTACCAGCACTGTCTATTACTATCCTTTCAACCGAGTCATAGCCTGACCCTTCATTGGTAATCTCAACTTTAGTGAGCGTACCATTCGAGTCAAAAGTCGGAACGACCACAGGTTTGGAGCCTGTACTACTAGGATCAGTGAAATCAATACTAGATCGAGATACATCATATCCCGCACCTCCATTTAAAATTTTAAGACCAACCATCTTACCGTTCTTCACAGTAGGATCTAAGACAGCAGGGGTTATAGGAATAGATCCACCCACGTTGACAACTATCATTTCAGCATGTGCTGTTGCTCCTGTGCCATCACCTGTAACAGTGACACTAGGAGTGAAGTTGTACTTACTACCATTGGTAGTGACGATAGCTTGTGATACTACATCTCCATCTAAGAGAGGAGTCGCAGCAGCAGATTCGCCAGGATTAACAAGATAGTAGTATTGTACAGTGTAACCTGTATCTATCATCTCGTCGTCGCCCGCGAAGAACTCTCCACCTTCGTCGCTGTACTCGAATAGTTCTGCCTTTAATTTATATGTATAGTTCTTACCTAACTGGTAGAATGGTTCTTCATGCTCTACAAATTTTATCTCAAAGTAATTAGATGAGAGTGGGAAGTATATTAAATCTCCTTCTTGTGGTCTTTCTCCTACCTCAATGTCCTGATCTAACAATAGGAACTGAGATATAAGATCACTAAATCTCTGCTGTGATATAACCATAGTTATCTCATCAGTCTGTCTGATACCAAACTTAGTCAATAGATCTCCACCACCTTGGAAACCATCAAAGTTTTCTAGGTATGCTTCTATAATATATGAGTCATCAAACTGTGATACTACCTCTTCATTGAAGACATTATCTTTTGCTATCATCTGTCTAGGAATGTATAACACATCCATACCAAACATCTTGATATACTCTTCAACAAGGTTCTGCTGAAGGAACTGCTCGTTACGAGTACCGTGTGTGAAGAATACGTTTCTTGCCATTATCCAATCATATCGTAAGGAGGTATTTCATAAGTAGTTAGCATTTGATCTTCGATCTTATCTAACTCATTCTGTGCTTGTTGATATATCTCATCACCATTCATAGTGATACCACCAGGTAACTGAGCACCCTTGAACTTACTAAGGTTCTGACCCCACTGTCTCTTGATAAGTTGTGTGATATATCTCTTGACAAAGATGTCATCATATAGTGTGGTGAACGATGATGGATCTAATGCTCTATAGCAATCAAATACTATAAAGTCTCCATCGTTTACATCGGTCTTGAAGTCAAGATCCATGTATAACCTGTCTCCTCTTGTCTGAAATCTTATCTGTTTCTGTCCTTCTAGTAGGAAGTATATATCTTCTAATCTTCTGTTCACCATTTCATATGTAAGAATCTCAGTCTGAGTTAGATCCCAGAGATCATTTAATCTCCACTGGTATCTTACGTCAAACAAGTTAGTAGTATTCTTAGATGTGAAATCAAATATCTTAATGACTGAGGTGACATGCTCAGGCAT